GTGCTTGGCGTGTCCGTTTCACTTTATTCAGACAGTTACCTGGACGAAATTATCAATACCGCTGAAGCCGTTATTTTGCCCATGCTGGTTGCAAATACTTCAGCCGTTAACGCTTACAAATTAGAATCAAACGTTGCGTATTTTTACACACAACGCGAACACCATTTTGTTGCTGGTCAATCAGTCATTGTTGCTGGTTTGCCTGCACCGTTTACGGCAACACATACCGTTGTGAAAACAGGATTTTATTATTTCACCGCTGCATTGACTTCAAGTGACGTCACATTGCGCGACATAATTCCAACGGGCACTGCAACACTTTCGGGCTATTCAGCAGCTGACATTTATGCAACCAGCGCGCCAATCGAATCTGCAATTTTGGCAGTTAGCGTCGAAGTGTTCCAGTCACGCGTTGCCGCAGGCGGTCAGATCGAAGGCGTCGATTTTGCTTCAACGCCTTACCGCATGGGTCGAAGCCTGACCAACCGCGTATCCACCTTGCTTATGCCATACCTGGACGTTGAAACGGTCGTTCAATAAATGCCCGCCAATTCAATTGCGGAAACCCGTGCAGCCCTAGCCAACGCCTTCAGTGGCTTATCTGCTACTTGCTACGCGTCCGTTCCCGAATCGCCAATTCCGCCTGCAATAGTGATTGTCCCAGATTCACCGTTTATGGAAGTCGTGCTGATCGGTAAGGCTTCAACAAAAGTCAAACTTAATTTTGCAATCACTGCAATTGTTGCTTCAAATAGCAACGCAGGTTCACTTGATAACCTGGAAAAACTCATCATAGGAATTCTTGCGGCAATGCCCGCAGGATACGTTGTTGGCGTTGTTGAAAAGCCGACAGTCTTGGAAGTAGGTCAAAGTCCAATGCTGGTTGCTGACATAAACGTTTCGACGTACTACACACAAACAACATAGGGGACAAAATGCCAACGACAATCATCACTGGTCGCGATTTAGTCGTGACCATTGCCAGCACCAACTATGACGCGCAAGCGACCAGCGCGACACTTGCAAATTCACCAACGGTTGAGACTTACCAAACACTTGACGGCAAAGCTTACAAGCACATTGACGATCAGTGGACATTTGACGTTTCAATGCTTGCTGACTGGGGCGCGTCAGGTTCATTGTGCGAAGCATTGTGGACTGCATGCGAAACTTCACCAAACACGACACTTGCAGTTTCATTGACTGCCGTGACTGGTGCAGTGTTTGCATTCAACGTCATGCCAGTATTTCCAGCAGTCGGCGGGTCAGCACCTGACGCGCAGACAGTTGACCTATCATTCATAGTGGTGGGAACACCTACTGAGACATTCAGTTAAAAACTACTAATCGGGAGACAAAAATGAAACTACCAATCACAATTGAATACAACAACGGCGACCAAATCACCTACACGGCAGCACCGCCTGAATGGGTGAAATGGGAAAAGCAAACGGGTCACACCATTGCCCAGGCGCAGGAAAAAATCGGAATTTCCGATTTAATCTTCCTTGCCTATCACGCCATGAAGCGAGAAGCAGCTGGTAAGCCAGTCAAGCCAATCGAAGCATGGACGGAAACCATTTCCGAAGTGATCGTCGGTGAAGCAAACCCAAAAGTTACCCAGTCGGAAGCCTAAGTCGAATCGTTTGGGAGATAGCCCTGGCAACGGGGCTATCACCAAATGAGTTTGAAAGTGCCGAAGACATTTTGACGGTCATTGAAATTTTGGAAAGGCGGGCAAATGGCTAAGGAAGCAATTTCCTACGACAAAGCCGAATTGCGTGCCATTTTGCGATCCTTCAAAGCAATGGACGAAGAAGCAACTCAGCAGGCAAAAAAACAAACTTCCGAATTGGCTGAGTACGTACGCACAAAGATTATAGCCACGGCTAATCAATCGACCAACCGCGTTGCGCCGAAAATTGCCCAGGGTTCGAAGGTTTCAAAGTCGTCAAAAATTGGTGAGATTTCATTTGGTTTTGCTGCACAAAAATTAAGCGGTGGCGGTACAACCCAACAGGTTTGGGGCGGTTACGAATTCGGTTCAAATCGTTTCAAGCAATTTCCAGTGTGGTCAGGTCGTGAAGGTCGCGGTTCACGCGGTTGGTTTATCTATCCAACACTTCGAAGCGCACAACCTGAGATCATCAAAAAATGGGAAGAAGCATTTTCAACGATCGTTAGGAAGTATGACTAATGGCAGGCAGTCGCACCCTTAAACTTTCGATTCTTGGCGACGTTGATAATCTTAACAAATCGCTGAAAACCGCGTCAGGTGACGTTGATTCATTTGGCGACAAGGTAGGCAAGGCAGGCGTTGCAATCGGTAAAGCGTTCGCCGCAGCTGCTGCCGCTGCTGGTGCTGCCGCAATCGCAATTGGTATCGAAGGCGTAAAGGCTGCCATTGCTGACGAAAAGGCGCAGACCCAATTGGCACTTGCGTTGGAAAATTCAACGGGTGCAACAAAGGCACAAATTGCAGCGACTGAACAAAGCATTCTTCAAATGTCATTGGCGACTGGTGTTGCTGACGACGAACTGCGCCCGGCACTTGGTCGTTTGGTTAGATCGACGGGCGACATCACAAAAGCGCAAGATTTACTTTCGACCGCCCTGGACATTAGCGCGGCAACAGGCAAGCCAGTCGAAGCAATTGCCAATTCACTTGCGAAGGCTTATGACGGCAACACTGCTGCCCTGGGTAAATTGGGCGTTGGCTTATCCACTGCCGAACTTAAAACAATGTCATTTGAACAAGTGCAAGGTCGTCTTTCAGAATTGTTTGGTGGGGCAGCCGCTGCAAACGCTGACACATACGCGGGCAAAATAGCGCGCGTTCAAGTTGCATTTGACGAAACAAAAGAAACTATTGGGACAGCATTGTTGCCAATTCTTAACACTCTTTTGAAATTCATCAACGAAAACGCATTGCCAGCAATCAACGCATTTTCAGCAGCCTTCAGTCTGACCGAAGGCGACGGGTTTGGTCGCGTAATTACCGACGTTGGCGCAACCTTGAAAAAAACATTTACACCAATTATTGAAGGCGTGAAGTCGGTATTTGATAGCGTGAAAACTGCGGTCATGAATAGCAAGGACGAATTCAAAGCATTTTGGGACGTGGTGAAATTTATTGCGCCATTGGTGGGCAAGGCAATCGGCGATTCATTGAAGGTAGTTGGCGACATTGCTGAATTAGTTATCACAATCATTGCCAAAGTTTTGGGCGCGATTAAACCATTGTTGAATACTGCCATTGACGGCATCAACTTAATTATCAAAGGCTATAACGCAGTGCAGTGGGGCAAGGACGTGCCATTGATTCCAAAAATTGGTGGGGGTTCAGGTTCGACTGCGACTGGCGCGCTGGGTAACTTCTCAATGTCAACGGGTGGCGTTATGACAACCACGGGCGTGACAACGGGTGGCGGGGTTACAACATCAACCAGCGGCGTTACGGGCGGCGGCAGCACTGGTTTGACAACTGGTGGGGGCAGTGCAACAGGTGGGGTTGCGACAGTTGCCAAAAAAGCAGCTGAAGCAATCACCAACATTGCAGGCGCATTTGATAACTTCACCAGTGGCACGACAACCCTGGCAGGCATTGAAGCCGCTTCAACCCGTGGATTTCCTTTTGGCACTTCAGGCGTTAACACCAACACCCTTGCAGGAATCATGGCGGCTTCGGCACAACCAAGCGTCGTCGTCAATTTCAATGGCGTAACAACCGACCCTGAAGGCACTGCACGCGTTTTGGTGGACACCTTAAACAATTCCTACTATCGCGGGACAGGCGGCGCGTCTAGCCTGCAAATCGCATGACACTCTGGTCACCCGTTTGGAAAGTGGAAATCGACGGCATTGAATACACTGACGCGGTTTTGGCTAACCTGGTCATTCAAAGCGGTCGCACGAACATTTATGAGCAGGCGCAGGCTGGTTATACGAACATTCAATTGATCGACGTGAACCAGGTTGCCATTCCCGTCAACATCAATTCAAGCATTTCAATTCAGGTCAAAGACACGTCAGACACATTTGTGCCAATCTTCGGCGGTAGCGTCGTGGACATTGGGTTGGAAGTGCGCGACGTAGGTTCGACCATGTTCACGCAGACTTATTCGATCACGGCATTGGGCGCATTGGCGCGTTTGCCAAAAGCATTGACTGACGGCGTGCTTTCAAAGGACTTTGACGGAAATCAGATTTACACGATACTTTCCGACCTTTTACTTGAAACATGGGCTGAAGTGCCAGGGGCATTGACTTGGGCAACTTATGACCCAACGGCAACCTGGGCAACGGCTGGCAACATTGGTTTGGGTGACATTGACCAACCAGGTGACTACGAATTGGCAGCGCGTTCAAGCGATCGAACCGACATCTATTCATTAGTTTCATCATTGGCAACTTCAGGGCTGGGTTACATTTACGAGGACGCGCAGGGGCGCATTTCCTACGCTGACTCAACGCACCGCAGCCAATACCTTCAAACAAACGGTTACGTTCAAATAACTGCCAATCAAGCCCGTGCAGCTGGTTTGCGCATTGCAACCCGTGCAGGCGACGTTCGAAACAATTTAACAATCAAATACGGTGCAACCAGCAGCGCCGAAGTCAGCGCAAGCGACGCAACTTCAATTTTGAATTACGGCACGCTTTCCCAAATCATCACAACAACATTACACAATTCAACAGACGCCACCGATCAGGCAGACTTTTACCTGGCACTTAGAAAAGACCCGCAGGCAATCTTCAAAGAGATTTCCTATGACCTGACCAACCCTGAAGTGGACAACGCAGACCGTGACGCACTCATTGGCGTTTTCATGGGGTTGCCATTGGCAATCAATGACCTACCGTCAAACATGGGTTCAATCTTTCAGGGTTTCGTCGAAGGCTGGACATTCCGCGCGGGTTACAACACCCTTTCGGTTTCGCTTAATCTTTCGCCCGTTGCCTATTCATTGCAGGCATTGCAGTGGGACGAAATTGCCAACACATTTACCTGGTCGGGCGTGTCGCCAACGCTTGACTGGGCGCGTGCAACAATTATCACTTAACGAAGGAGACACCTATGACGAACCCGACCACCCCCTTTTCGTGGCAAATGCCGACGGCGAGTGATCTTGTCACGGACTTGCCAGCAGACTTCGAAACATTTGGACAAGCCGTTGCAACATCAATGGCTGACTTGCTTGGTGGAACAACTGGGCAGGTTCTTTCGAAGGCTTCAAACACCGACATGGATTTTACATGGGTTGCGCAAGATGATTCAAACGCAATTCAAAATGCAATTGTTGACGCTAAGGGCGATCTCATTGCAGCAACCGCAGCTGATACACCAGCACGTCTTGCAGTAGGAACAAACGGTCAGGTTTTGACTGCTGATTCAACTGCGGCAACTGGTCTTGCATGGGCAACGCCTGCTGGTGGTTCAACCTATTCAGGCGCGTCGGCGTACCGCAGCAGTTCTCAAACATTGACGGCAAACGCATACACCGCAATTCAATGGAACGCTGAGTATTGGGATACAAACACATTTCACGACAATGCGACAAATCCCAGCCGTTTTACCGTTCCAAGCGGAAAAGCAGGTTATTACTCTTTCCGATTTAATGTTGGAATTGGATCGATTTCCGGGGACGTTTATTTTCACGTTCGTGTAAACGGCACGACAAAATGGAATTTTAGTTGGGACATGAATTCACCAACTAACGTTATGAGCAGTGCCACGCTTAGTTTGGCAGTTGGTGACTATGTTGAGTTGTTTATTTATAACACTTCAGCAATTTCAACTGCGGCAAACGAAGAAGCACTTTGTTCATTTGACTATTTGGGGGCATAAAATGATCGAATTTGACAAGCCAATTGACCTTGACGGAAACGTTTTGGAAGCCGAATTGCTGAAGGTTGGCATTACATTGCCACCGCGTTCAATCACAGTCGTTGGCGACAAAGTATTTTTGGAAATAACCGAAGCCCAAAAAGCCCAGGCACAAGCGGTTCTTGACACACTATGACCAGCACTTATCCGCAGGGCACAAATGCACGCTTGATCGAAGTCGCAGCAGCTGAAGTCGGCACAATTGAAGAAGGCGACAACCTGACAAAGTATGGCAAATTTACAAAGGCAGACGGTTTGCCCTGGTGCGGTTCATTCGTCAACTGGTGTGCAAATGAAGCGGGTGTCAAGATTCATTCAGTCGTAGGCACGGCACAAGGCGCACACAAATTCAAAGAGATTCAACGCTGGTCAGGCATGCCGCAATTGGGCTACCTGGCATTTATGGATTTTCCACATGACGGCGTTGACCGCATTTCGCACATTGGCATTGTGGTCGGGCTTATCGATTCAAAGACATGTTTGACAATCGAAGGAAACACCAGCGGAACAGGCGACCAGCGCAATGGCGGAATGGTCATGGTGAAGGTTCGTTCGTACGGTGAAGGCAAGGAAATTGTCGGTTTTGGTATTCCAAAGTTTGTGCCCTATAAG